TCTAAGTAACTCTATACTTATCTTTAAGTATAGGTATTGTTAATTAACACCTATACCTAGTAATACTTAGTTCGACCTTTTGGGCCTTACTAATTTTTTCGCTCTTGTCAATTTTGATGTGTAGTCGATCCGAGGTGTAATCATTGCCTCTAATGATGAACCCGGAGTATTCGATGTGTGGAACTGAGTATACATCGGTGCAGCTATTAAACAAGGTATTTCCTCTATCATCTAACACACTAGCTTGGATATAGACTGTTCCCATAAAACGCATTTTTATTTCTTTGAGCCTGTTAACATCATTGAAATTATAGTGTACTGTACTACCAATGAATGAGTTGGGAGGCTTGCTTATAACTGTAAATTTTTCTCCCCTGTCTCCAGGATCACTGACATAACTTAGTGCTTCACTTAACGCTCTGAGAAAATTATAGTTCCAACGAACTTCGTACGGAACTTCGATAATTGCATTACCGAATTTATCTAGCTTGAAACAATATGTTCCGGATGTACCTTGTCCGCAAGAAATTTTAGGATTAGCCACATTGAATGCTTTCATTGGATAGTCATTCAATACTTGATTAAGTATCTTGCTAGCCGTTTCTTTACTCTGGTTATATGAACGATATTGTTCATACATAGTTTCTCCGTTTACTTTCTTGTCAGTGTTGCTGGCACTAAGCAAACGTTCATGTATTCTACTAGTGTGTACTAATACATCCATGGTGACAGTTACTGTACCGTAAGATACATCTTCGGAGATTACTTTGAAGTCAGTTACATAACCTGCACTATGACTACCTAATTCTTTGCGAATCAGTTGATTATTTACTGCGGTGAAGTCAGATAAAACAAGGGAACCTACGCTAATCTCAATTGCTTTCTGAAAAGCATCTTCCCTTGCTATCTTTGAAGTTGAACCATTGCCCGTAACACGAATGTAGTTATCGGTAGGCTTAGTACTTGCACATGCTGAAACTAGCAGTGCTACAACAACAATGAGCCATTTCATCGGTTGAAGTGTTTGTAGATTTGATTAGTTGTTGCGTCAGTATTACGATCCCATCGGATAGTTACTGCGATTTCTTGAGGACCTACACGTTCTTCTTTGACTGTTTTGAACCCTCGAAGAATTGTTTCCGCATTAGCACGAATGGTTCGGGTGACAGTTCTAGCAGTATCGTTTGAGTTTTCACGCAATCCTTTTGTAGTTTGAGCAGCCTCTTTGTCTGTCATTGTGCTTTCACTTGACCCAGTTGACTCGTAAGTGTCTCTGGCTTTTTCAATGTGCTTTGCAACCACATTGGTAACACGTGAACTCGTGATTCGCTCATTGAGAAAATGCGCAACATTTGCACTAGCTTCCATACGTGCAACTTTGCGGGCTTCATTAACTTGCACCACAGACGCCCCGTTAGTCCATGCTGTGCCGACTGATTCGATAGCTACAATCTCACACTTGGACTTCCAAAATTTATACCAAGCACAATCAGTTTCGATTTTGATGTTTTCTTCTGTTAGATTAGTTGACAGTTTTTGATTTCTGATAGGTTCATCTACGTTAGCTACGGGGTTAGAACCGCATGCAGCCAAAACAGAAACAAAAGAAATGGACAAAAGAAAACGTTTCATAAAAACCTCAATAGGTATAGTTGATAATGATGCTATTATAATGGGTATTGTATTTTCATACAATGTCTTTGGGCACTTACGCCCCGTTCATGTACGCTTTGATAGCATCCTGTTCGCTGTCGGTTAGCATATCGATATCGTATTCGCCTGATGAAATCTTACTGACCAAGAACTTTAGATACTCGTTGTTGTCCAAATATGAAGAGGTGGTTTCTTTGTTTATTTCAATCCATTTTCTGCTATTGAACTTGAATACCTTGTTTGGCATTACATCTATTCTCACGAACATATCGCCTGCTTCTGCTACAGCTGGGAATGAAGTCCCGTAGCCATTGCTTATTTGTTTAGCAGATTCTTTGAACAGTGCAGGTTCCATACCACGTAGTACTTGTTCGCTCATGTGCTTACCGTTGTATGTTACATAACCGTCACCGCTCTTGATAACCACTGGAACATCTGTTTCAATATAGTCTCCTGGACGTTCTGGACTGACTGTTTCTGCTACTACATTTTCTGCGACAGTAGGTTCTTCGACATTCTTTACCTTCTTTTTAGTTTTTTTTACTTTTTTTGGGGTAAAGGATGGAGTCCCAAACATCCAACCTATAGGTGCAGGATCTTTCGGGGGGTCTACTTCTGGTAGATCGTCAACGACGGATTGACGCAATTGTTCGACTTGGTCATTCGTAAGAGGTCCCTCGTCAGGTTCATATTTGGGTTCTTCAGGTTGTTCTGATATAGTAGGAAGTTGTTCGACTTTAGTTTCTTCAACTACTTCTTCCTTGTCCCATTCTTTGCTTGCGTTAGCAGCTAGAACCAATGCGATAGCTAGTGGGTCGAATACGATAACGATAAGAATAATTACCCAACGAACAGCAGCTTCTAGTAAGTTACTATCAGGATTATCGCCGTAAATAAACGCCGCGATGTATTTGATAGGACCAACTTCGGCTTCTACCTTTCGAACCTCCGCTCGTATTGGCGCAGCTTCCTCGTTGAGTTTAGCAATTGTTTTCTGCTCCTGAGATATTTCGGCAAGTAGTCTTGCACGATCACGGGCTTGTGCTTTGCGAATCGCAACAGCTTTATCCGCACCCGCTTCTGATGTACTGCGGCCCATGACTTGGTCGACTGCTTCATCAAGTTGTTTAAGAGCCTTACGATTTGCATCTATGTTTTCCTTTGATGTTTTAATCTTTTCGTCAACGATTTCTAGTTTTGCAAGAACATCGCCACTGACTAGACTTTGGTCGCTGTGTGCTTTACTCAAAAAGCCAAAGATACCCATACTTGTCAAGAATGCAAGTAGGATAACAGCGGGTACCAGATAGAATTTAAGAGTAAGACTAGCACGATGCCAGTATTTTCTCAACCAAACGGTTGTGGTTATCTTGCCTACCTCGAGGATAGAACCCATGATAATAATGGGAATAACCGCCCCTGCAAAGATAGCGGTTAAACCAATGATACTGTAGTATGCGGCAACCGTACTTAATGATAGTGCTACTAAAAGTGTAAGGTTGGAAAAGCTCGTAATTCGTTTAAACATCCTAATATTTATCAGTTATTACTGGGCTTAATAGTATATTGATTATCATACCCAAATAAATGCCCGAAACTTCCTAAAAATTCATTAAGTGTTAGAATCAGCTTTCTAGGCAGATTGGAGCCCTGATAGATTTGATACGTCACACATGGTGTTGTCTCACCGTTTACTTCTCGGTGTTTAATCTGTATAACTTCGATGGTGTTACCATCTTCAAAGGAATACGACTTGCCCACTAATTCTTGGTAATTCATTCATCATCCTCGTCAAACATATCATCAATCTCTTCCATACGCTTTTTCTTTTCTTCTTCTGCTACGACACCCTCTGGGGTGAGTTCAAGGTCACTATCGCACATAGGACAGACTTGTTTACCTTCTTCAAGTTCTTTGCCGTCTTTGTCTTCCCATACCCACTGACCATCATATGAGCCACCTGTCCACTTGCACTTGGTGCATTTATGAGTATCTGGTTCAGGTGTGTTGTCTACCCAACTAGATTCATCACCTAGTTCATAGGTAACATCGTAGCCACCTTTACGATCTGTCCAGCAGTCATCGTATTGGTGTTCCCATTCTATATCGACACCAGTTTCATAGGCGTAATTGACAACTTCCTCAACATCTATATCACCTTCTTCGATTTGTCGCAATAGTGCGGCAATCTCTGCATCATCGTAGTCAGGATAGATTTCGCTCAACACATCTTCATCGATTTCGATTGCATATTGGCGATCAACTTGATGCCATTCATGTTTAACGATTGTTACCATTTTTGATCCTTTCGATAACCTCTTTGGCTTCTTTCATGTCGCTATATTCTAGCAACATTTCATAATGCTTGTCAACAACTTCTAGCCACTCCGGGTACTTCTGTTGCCAACGAACCATATACAGTGTTTCTTTATTCATATTATCTTTTATCCAATTCTCTACGTTGTGATTTACCACAGCACCCGCATGAACGATATTGTTCAACGAAAGAATAAGTGCCACGCCTATTAAGAACAGGCTCACCCCATTTTAACCATGTGTGAATACCAAAAGCACACAACCATTGATTTTTTGCAAATAACGGTTCGTCTTTCAATATTCTAGCCGTATTTTCGTGGTCGATGTTCATAGCCAACTGTGACAAGAATATTTGTTGAGGTATCGGACACCTCCTTGCATTGTGCCAAAGTGTGTCTTGTAAAAATTGTTGTATGCTTTCTGCCAGCGTTTCGTGACACGGTCGGGAGCATGACAAGCAAGGTAGTGCAGTTTGCCAAACTGTTTAAAGATTGTTTTGTGATTCAACTTAAACCTAACAGGGTACCACTCAACACGAGATTGCCAATTGTAATTATCAGTGCGACCATATAGGCGGCGCATCTTCATAATTGACTTGGTGTCCATACTTGAACTAGGACGAAACTTGTTTGGCATTGTGTTCATTTTACGCCTTTAGAATCTCTATCATCTTTTCTTTGTGTTGATTGATATAGTTTTGGGCAACTACAATCATAAACTCAGCATGTTCCAAACTAGTAGGAATAACAATCTTGTCTCCTCGCTCGATTTCTTCAAGAAGGAGTAGTTTCTCGTAATCAGTGTAGGGTATCATAGTTTTACTCCATAGCGTTCTTCAATCCTACGCATCTTTTCTTCGATCCTGCGGTCAATCTCTTTGTTCTGTTTGTGGAACCTGACAAAGATAATTCCCATTGGAACCCAAAAGAGAATGAATGCTAAGATACCTGCAGTCCAATTCATACGCCCTCCCAATGCTTACGCCAAGTTCCAGTATAGTACATTACTTCTCCGCATTGTGTACACTTGTATCGACCAATGTCAATGTCCACTGTTGTAGAAACTGTTTCTCGCTCCCAATGACCAGGCTCAGTGTAGCCCCAGTCATTTTCAAATTCATCTACCCAAAATTCTCTTGTTGTTTGGTGTGTACAACTCATTTTACATTGACCTAAATTTTTCTTGTGCCCATTTGACCTGACAAATAGCAAGGAGCAACACCCAACTCATGAAGATTATGTACCCTACCGCCAAGAAAACAAGTACAAAGAATGGGAACAACAGTACGCTAAAAATAATTTGTAAGATTGTCATTTGTCATCCCGAAAACGAACAAAGCGAGGGAAACGCAAACTGTAAGTACCATCTTGGTTCTGTGTGATTACGTCACACAAGACCTCAGCAGTACGACCAATGACCAGATTACGGTTAGTCCAATAATCGTCTCGGTCATTATCGCTAAAACCACTACCAACGTTGACTGAAATTTCTTTTCCGTCGTCCACACCTGAGCAAACAAGTGCTCCCAAGCGTCCTTGATTTCGTCCAGTACCTTCTTCAACACCGACAACCTCCAAGTCTACAGTGATAACGGGCTTCCACTTCATCCAAGAAGTATTGCGCTTGCACTCATAAGGACTGCCCATGTCCTTAATCATGATGCCTTCAAACCCTGCGTTCACTTGATCCTTAGCATAACGGTCGAGTTGGTCACGACCTGCGGCAGTGTCAAGATCAACCATGATGTGAGGGAGCAGTTCAACGTTAGGCATTTCATCAACGACACTACGCATGCCATTGAGAATTTCTACACGCTTTTCAAGTTGAGCATTCCAATAGCCTCGACGGAAATCAGCAAGAGGCATAATGTCAAAGATGTTAAACACACTGTCATCAGCCTGTGCGTCAGTTTTGCGGCGTGCTTGTCGCATGAGTTCTTGGAAACTCTGACCGATCACTTCACCGTCAAGCACGAATCCATCGACAAATGCGCCCCCGTAGTTGTATTTGATAGTGCGAACCAAGTGAGTAAAGTTAGCTTGGATTTGCTCCTCAATGTGAGTAAAGTTCTCAAAGATTTTACCGTTACGGCTGTAGCAAGTAACAACGATTTCGCCCATGTCATTAGGGATGACCACGAACAATGCACGAACACCGTCCAGTTTGGGTTCAAGTCGCTTGATTCCCTTCATTTCAGGGCGACCCTCGCTACTGGTTGCAAGTTGACAACCAAAGATTGGAATCTCGTATTCAGTTTTCTTACAGATTTTGTTGATTGTCTTGTCACTGATACCTGCACGAAGGTCTCGGCGAATCACTGGAGCACAGAAAGTATTCCACTCGTCACTGTTGAAACGCTCAGACATGTTATCAATAGCAGTCAGTGCGGCGTTACCGGTGAGTTCACGCTTGCTGAGTTTAGTAAGCAATTCATTGAATTCACCCCAAGGATTTTCTGCGTCAACGATACCAACAGTATCAGGTACCTTGCGTACCCCAAATGTCACGAACGGATTATAACAGGCTTTAGTCAAGCCCAAAAAGATTTGAGCATTGGTTGAGCCGAGAGTAGCAGCCTCGAGGGCTTGTTTCAGTACATCCTCTTTGTGAAGGCGGCTATCAGATTCATTCAGTTTTTTAATCCAAGATGCAGACATTTGATTCCTCTGTGTAAATATGCTGATATTATAACACCTTAGTTTTTTAGTGTCAACACCAAATCATCTAGTTTTTTCCACTCTCGTTGGGCAATAGAACGAAAGTTCTCATAATTATGAGTTATTTTCGGTAGTAATTTTTTATACAAAAGTTCTACATTATCGATACCATCGATAACCTTACTAATTTCGTTTGCAGATTCTTCGTAAGTTAGCTTAGGTGAGAAACCGAAGTCACTGTCAAAGGTTTCAAATCCCATGTTCCTTAGGTATTCAGATGTTTTGGGATGCCCATAAACAATAAAAGGACGCATGCCTATGATCGGTTTAAACACCTTCTCACTAATAAAAGGGAAATCAGTATCTAGTCGTTGTACTGTCTCACTGACAATGTTCAGGAAACATTTGTTCCATACTTCGATGTTACCTAATGAATAGATATCATTAGGTATAGGCAATTCTCCACCTACATCTTTATAACCACCGTGTTCAGGTAAGTCTTTGTTGAATGAATATTCTTGCGTTCCTAACGTAACAATACCGTTTTTACTTTTTAAGAGGTCGTAGAGTTTAACTCTGTAGTCTATAGGTTTTCTTTGATAGCAAAGGAAATTATATTCAAACGCAGGAGTAGTATCCTCTTTGGTGTATTCTAAAAAATACTTGTCAGTAGTTAGTAACCAAAACAAAATGTTTCGGGTGTCAATATGTATGGCTCTGGTATGATGATATTGAAACTCGTTCGGGTCGAACAGTGAAATGATGATAGCCTTATGTGACGGAGTAGTTAACCAGTTGTCAATGGTTTCAAAATCCTTTTCGCCGGCCCAAGTTGTACTGAACACTAGGTTGTTGGGAGAATCCAACCGAGCAAAAATCTCAGAGGCAAGTTTGTGTGCTTGCCAATTTGTTTTGTAAATTTCTTCGTATGAAAAAATCATGTATCACCGATTTGTTTTTCCTCATTGAGGATGTTGAACAGTTCAAGACTTGCGACGGTTTCCATAGTTTGGTCAAGGTGTGAGATAACCTTTTCCAATCCTTCTTTTGCTTTTTGCAAGACTTCAGGGCGAATACTACGAACGAATTGACTGGTAGCAACCATCTTTCTAAGGTTACATTCAGCTCCAACTTCACTCATTTTTTCTTTGTTGAACCCAGTGTCGTATATATTACGATAACCATTTAGAAACGCAAGTTCTTCCATCGACACTTCGCACAGTACACGACTGCTATCTACTTTAGCGATAATCTTCATCATTCAACTCCGAAATGTTCTTTAATGTATTCAACTGTAGCACAATCACCGGGGCCTTCGTGTTGCCCAAGGCTATTTACAATATTAGCACATTCCCGAACAATTAACTCAGTGAACTTGTCTAATTGTTCTTGTGTCAATGCATATCTTCCATCAAGAAAATTATCATCGGGATAGTGCAGCCTGGTAAAACCTACCTGAAAGATTAGTTCATCAACTCGTTCGTTCATGTTTGAACCTCGCCTGCTTTTTCATTTTTCAATAGTCTTACAAGTTGACGGTTGCGTTCATCTTGTTCCTTACGCTCACGCTTTTTACTATTGGACACCTTGAGATACTCGTCATAGTTTCGTGCCCACTCAACACCTAGAAACCATGATTCAAGGTCATCAATCGTGCCGTAAAACAATTCAGTATCACGGGCGTAAATAGGAAGGCTATCTTGATCCTTGGGCTTGATGCCAACCATGTCAGTATCTTGATTGCGATATTTAGGATAACAAAGCATAAAGCCGAGTTTGTCTGCCTTCTCTTTAAGTCTCTCAATCTTCAAAATCATTTGATATCCGCTCATTATTTTACCTGTTCTTGTGAAACTTCTTTGACCTTGTTGACGCCGTTATCAAGCATACGGGCGATGCCCGAGAAGCCAACAGTAGAAACGATGATACCGAAAACAGTTCCAAGAATAAAGTTTTTCATTTTTCAATCCTCACACAACGCATCCTAGCACTGCCAGTTTTACCCTCTGCGTCACGTTCAAACGCAACGATAGCTGCCTCGCATTTTTCACGTGTACTAAATTCCATAGTAGGCACGACAGTGTTAACGAGGTGCCCACTATATACCAGTGCTACTAAAACATAAACAGTATTCATTTAATTACCTTTACACGACCAAGTTGAGTAGAGTTGTCACGGTGCGCTTTTACTTTACCCTCGATTGTAACATAAGAATCAATTTCCAGATCACCTTTGTGTGCAAAAAACAACGCTTGCTCCTCTTTGGTCAACCCAGTGTAGTACCAAACATTGTACTTTTTTGACCAAACCCGTTTCATAACCTTGACATGTTGTTGGGTCTTGATTCCTACTTCGCCGATAAGTCCCCCTTGTGCCCATTTAATCTTGCGTTCGATAGCATCACGTTCAGTAGCCTTAACATAAGTAGCAGGCAGACTGACAATCACAGCCAGATCAAAATTGTTGAAGATTTCATCCTTGTTGGATACTTCAAACGCACTTTGCATGAACGGGCTAAGTTGCTTGCCTTCAATCAGGTTGAACGTCAGACCTTGAAAGTAGCGGCGCATAATTGCACCCTGTTCACGGCTTTCATTGGTAAGTTGACTATTATCCTTCAACAGTTCCTCGGCGATCATGCGGTTGGTTTTCTGACCAGTTGCCTTAGGATCAACGGAACAGTCAAACGACTTGATATATTGCTTGCCGTTCTTAACAAATGCTTGCCAAGCGGCAGCCCAAACATTGTCAGCAGTGTAGGACATCGTTTTCTTAGGCGCAGAGGGCTTGCGGTATGCGTAGGGATTCTGGTACATATTAGGCAACAAAGTCAATCACGAACTCGGCGGGGGTTTTGGAAACTTGAACCTTGCCCTGAGTCGCCATGAACAAGTCAGAAAATACGATACGGCTAGTATTCTCAGAACACTTGAGGAACAGACTACCAGCAAAAAACTCAGCGGACTCGCCTTGTTTCAGGCTGCGATTTGCAATAGCGAGAACTTTGACTTCAAAGGACATTTTTTGCTCCGTTGCTTAATTGATACATGTATTGTATGCCCGAAATGATTTATTGTCAACCAAAAAATAGCCCCTTTCGGGGCCATTTTGTAGTACTTGAGTATTACTTTTTCTGTGTACTTTGATTTACGAATGCGTACATCTTTTCAGCAGTTTCTAGGATTTTGTCAAGTCCCGGAAACTCTGGCATGTTAACAGTAGAGACAAGTTGTCCGGTCTTCTCGTCTCGGGTTGCACTTAGTTCCCAACCGTGAAACTTCATAGAATATTCTGATTGAACCATATCCTTAGCCATTGCTAGGACATCTGCACGGATTTCATATCCGTTGCGATTGAATTTAACTTCGGGTAGTTTTGGTGTGTTGAATTCTGACATTTTATGTCTCCTGTGTTAATGTGTATACTATAACAAACCTATTTCGTTACAGCAAGGGTTTCGGCATCATTGCGTTTGCCCACAGTTCGTTGTAACGCTTACGCAATTTTGCAAATTCAAGCATAATTTCATTATGCTCTTTCCATATCTGAGCATTGGCTTCAAAAACATTAGCTTCAGGTACCTCAAGTGCAGCAGTGCGCTCACCGTCTCCCCTCGCTTTTGTTTTCAAATTATGCTTAGTGGCAAGATGTTGAATCACTTTGTTATCTTCGATGCAATGCATATAGACCTCTGAAATGTGATGGAACTTAGCCCATTCTAGCATCTCAGTGATTAGTTGATTTCCTATGCCCTGACGTTGATAATCATGTTCAACACTAACAGCAAGTTCCCATGTACCATCGGGATTCTTTGCCATGTGACCCCATCCAACACGCCTGTCATCAGTCCTCGCATACCATAGTTCATGGTCTTTGTGATGATAACACATGTTTAAGATTAACTGATCGATGTTGTAATCACTTGTTTTGTAGCCAAAGCGTGAATACTTATCTTCCTCTGGCAAGTTTTTCAAATGCTTGCTATACTCAGGTATCTTATATATGCTAGTGTGTTGGATGTAGATACTCATAATATGTTTTTGTATTTTCTAGCTTTGTAGGCTTTAGCTTCTTGTATAGCCTCTAAGATAGAAATAAAAATCTGTTTTAAAGTTTTCATATAAGCCCTTGTTTTTGTTTTTCGTCAAATTCTCTAGTTAGGCGTTCAACATCGTAAGTATCTTTAGGATGGTGACTTACAATGTATTCTTCTAGCTTAGAGCCATACGTTTGCGGCTTGTCACTGGCTAGTGCAGGTAGCAATAAACCAATGACCACCATTGCAGCTAATGATAGTAATATTCCTATCATGATTACTTGCCCTTCTTTGTAGCGCATGCCGCAGTTGGGAAGTACTCAGCTACTTTCTTAGCGAAATTAACATATGGGGTGCGGTCAGTCAAGATAGACTGTGTATCAGCCAATGCTTGAGATCCAGCAGTAATAGCAGCCTTTGTATACTCGGTTTGAGCGTCAACAAAACTGTTTAGAACTTTTTGGAAACCTTCGTGTTGAACGAATGTAGAAACGAATTGCTTTTTAGCAGATTGAATGCCGTCGACGGCTTGGAATGCATATTGATTAAACATAATTTTCTCCTGTGTAAGTGTGTTTAATTGCCCTTTTATAGAGAGGGCTAACTCTATTAGTATTTACACTAATATGATAGCGTAAAATATATTATTTCTTAACTGATTTGGATTCCTGAGCCTTCTTTTCTTTGGCTTCTTTTTCCTTATCAGCTTTCTTCTTAGCCAATTTCATTTCTGTTTTTGGTTGCTCTTGTGTTTGCTGGGCAACTGCAGGAACCATAAAAGACAAAGCTAATAGTAATGGGGTCAAGTATTTCATAATGTTTCTCCTATACAGTATTTATCCACCTCTACCCGACGCCCTTTTCGTTGGGCGATTTGAACCGGGCTTTTGTTTTTGTAATTTTTCTTGTTGTATTAGCTTTGCTTTCGCTGCTGGCACTTTTGCTTTAACTGCTTGTGCTGCCTTTATTGCTTCTAAAAAATTAGTTTTCTTTTGTTCAGTCATTTCTTTACCTTTACTGAGTTTAAATAAGATTCCAAATCTCCATATAATGTTAGCATCATTGCAATTCTGCTATCGTATAGTCGTATATAAGGAATGTTTCCAGTCTCACTCTTACTTACATCAATATAGTATGGACATTTTATTTTCTTGCTTAGTTCTACTACAAATCCATAGTAGCTTTTGCCCATCTTTTTTATTTGGTGGTCAGAGTATTCTATGCCTGCAGTTTGAAATGCTTGGTTACCCATGGGTGTAAGGCGAAGACCAACGTCTCGCCTAGGATTCTGCCACCATTTCTTCATTGCATTTTCAAAGGACCAATAACTACCTTCAAGCTGTTCTATTACAGTTTGTGTTACTTGTTCTTTGTAGGTGAGTTTAGTCATCTGGATAAACTTTTGTGCCGTTGTTCATAAACACGACACTAAACTTATCTGTCTTAAACTGCTTATTTAATTTTCTGCACAAGTTACGTGCGTGTCCAGGATTGCTGAAACTGGTCTTTTTGTATTTAGGTACAGCTTCACTATCTAAGTAGTGCTGGCTCTTTAAGTTGATTGGTTGCCCGTCATAAAACACAGCCCAAATACCGGCTGCTTCCACAATTTGGTCGCATTTATAAGTTGTCTTATCTACTATCTCTAATAGAATTTTTGGTTGCGTTCTGCTCATTCAATCACCATTTCGACCCTTTCATGACGACTTCGATTGTTTCTTCCGAGACTTTATCAGAAGATTGATTATCAATCAACAGTTTCATTACTTCGTCCCGCAGTTCTTTAGCATCAGACACGGACATGATAATGTCTTTGGACTGTCTTGCCTCTGCGTAAGTAATTTTATCAATAAACTTTTTAATTTGACTCATGTGTTATTTATGCTACTTTTTGCCTCTGATTCTGTCATAAAGGGCCCCTGGTAGTCATACCTCTGGACAAAAATATACTTAGGACAGAAAATAGTCTCGTATTCTTCGGCTTGCTTTAACGCAAACCACCCAGCGGCGTAATAACATTTGCTCTTAGCTGTCTTAGTAAAAATATGTAGCTTGCGTTTAATGTCATAGAAACTATTATAAATCTTTCCCGAAGGCGTAGGAAAAACTGCAAAAGCAGGTCTCTTTTGTTCGACTGTCTTAACAGTCTTTAGAAATTCTATGTGAGTTTTCTTTTCGATTTCTTTGGCACTGTCAAAGAGTTCTACTCTATTGTCTAGTTTAACTGCAAATTCAGTACCATCAGAAATAACGTTCCCTACTTTACGTTCACCGTCAGTGACTACCCAGTATTCACCTTTAATAATTGGTTTAGCTTTGAGGTTCATTTTGCTCCTTTGTTAGTTCTGCTACAAGCAAAAAATGCTCGTAGGCTTTTTTGACTGCTGGGTTCTCCAACAGTTTGTTTGCTTCATCCATCATGGCTTTAACACCTGCTTCTGCGGCTTCACGATAACTAGCATACTCTAATGCATATCGTTCGTGGCCTAACAAATCAGAAAGGTGTTCCCATGCCTTAAGTTGTTCTTCGGTAAGTTTACGGTCCTGTCGTGGACGCAATGCGCTGGCCTCCATGATTGAGGCACTGATAGCATCCTCTGCTACACGACCTGCGGCAATCATAGGAGCCAGCGCAGGATCAATGTTGTATCGAGTTGATCTGCCACCTGGATAACTCATAATGATATGAGTACCTTTAGGCATGGCATCCATCAAGTCACTGTCGTATTCACGCACAGGCTTATAACGACCACCAACTTTTTCGTAAAAAACTTTTTTCATTTTTTCAACTGAAATTTTTTAAGATAATTTCTAGCTTCTTTAGTGTCCAATTCTGTTTCAATCTCTTGCATGGGAACATCATCGTATACCAAATCCGCATTAGCGATATCTGCCATCAATTCTCTGCGATATGCTTTAACGATTTCGACCGCATACAGTCTATCCTCGTCGTCCAATGAATTCCACCAAACCAGCAATTCAGCAGGTGTCTTAGACAAGATGAATTTAATGTTTTCGTAATCACGTGGTTCCATATTACTTTTCCAATTCTTCCCAAAACAATTCGCTGTTCTTTACATATGCGACAGGAATCAACCAACCTTTATGATAGCATGTTTCTATGATAGCTTTGTATTGATTAGGGCAATCTTTGCTAATTTCAATGCTGGCTCTTGGGGCAATAGTCATGCCCTCGCTTATCATAAATTTTGGTTCCCCGCGCTTTATTTCCCTAATGGTTTTAATTTTCGGATCAACATTGAATGTCATTTTTTCAATTCTTCAAGAACCATTTGTTTGGCACGTGCATCGATTTCTTCCTTGTACTCTTTCAGCATCCAAGGTGCCATCTGGTTGATATACTTGAGTACCACTGACTTACCATCTTCGGTCAAGTGACTGTAATCCATGCCAACTCGACTGTCGTAGTAATATTTGTTGTCTTTCAAAATTTCTAATAATCCAGCATACACTTGTCTCTTATGTAGATTGCTCATGTAGGGTTCCTTGATACGGTGAATTAAGCCACTTAGCATAAGTCTCGGCTTGGTCACTAATCTTTTTAAGTTCATATTTGCCACAAAATTTCATAAAGTGAATACCAACCTGCGGAGTTGTAGTAACTCGCACAGACTCCTTAATTCGCTGATCGACCTTGTCTTTGATTTCTTGAGGTTGTGCGTTGAGGTCAATCAGTGTTTTGTTGCGTTCGTAACAGTCACGAACCTTATGCTCGACACCATTATGGTCAGTCCAGCGTTGTAGCATGAAGTTGTTCCAGTTAAAGCCTTGACCATGGCGATCTTCGAATGCTTCCATGATACCAACTTTGTTCTTAGAACCTTTCTCACGCACACCTGGATATGCAGTGAATACGTTGTCGCCTGCATCACCGCGAATAATCTTTTTGAAAAGCAGATACTCAGGGCTAGCTTCAAGCACTTTGGGTTCTTTAGTTTTCTTATCGATTACTGGTTTGTTCGAATCTTTGAAATATCCGTTGAGGGTAATGAGGTGATTCTCGACACCATTGTATTGGTGCACGTTTGGAGCAATAAGCTGAACATAATCGGAATCAGTGCTAATAATATAATGCGTGTCATTGGGATGTAGATGGATGAATCGGGCAATCATGTCATCTGCCTCAGCTTCTTCGTGACGCAGGACACTTACGTTTGTCTTTTCTTTGAGGTAGGTCGTGAACTGTTCGTAGGTAGACCAGAACATTTCATTCTCAGCCTTCTCGTCCTCAGTTACAGACTGTGCATCAACCACACGATTCTTTTTGTAAGGAGCGTATAGTGACTTCCTAAACGATTTCCCCTCCAGACAAAATACGACATGATCTATGCCATAGTTACGGACGACTTGATTAACACTTGCAAGTGTGAGGTGTAGTGCGAATGCAGCCTTTTCTTCTGGAAGACTATTACGTGATGCAACGTGCCGTGCGCGGAAGAAAGTGTTTGCAGTGTCAATTAGTGCGTAACGTTGTGTCATGGGGAATGTATGTAGTTGAATATAATGCGTATATTATACGACTATTTTATAGGAATGCAAGAACTTTGGGTCGTGATACACCCTTTTTATCTGCAAGTTTGGACAGAGCCTCACGCAGTTCGGGATAACGGTTGTTGTAATCTTGATTGTACATAGTAACCAAAGAATGAACGTTAGGGCAAATAGTTTTCAGATTTTCGGGTGAATGATTGAAATGGTTACCGTCCATATGATGAACATGTAGACACATAGGCCAAAGAATTTTCATTTCGCCCAATGTGATTTTTGCACCAATCAGATTTTCGAACCCCTTCCACGTAGTTGTAAAACAGCTAGTATGACCGTCATTGTTTGTATTGCAACATTCACAGTAAGTTTTCTTGAATTGCTTATAGGTATCATCTTGCAAAGAGGTACCGTTCACCAAACGAATACCTGTCGGCAGATTAGGGTGAACGTTACCAAAGATACTGTCAAGCACAAACTTTCGACCTTCATGTTCACGCCACGTGTCAGTTTCGATAAATTGTTTAACGTCACCGTTGAGCAGTTTGCTATCGACCGGAACATGAACAACAGACGTACTTTGCAGAATATAATACTCAGCCAACAGTCGTTGTTGGTCAGTGTCAACATTGTATTTTTTGATGGCATTTACAGCATCAGCATGGTTGAGAAAGTTTTGCTTCATGCGTGCCGCACGACCTGCAGTTTGCGAATAATTATTATGAATAGTTCCAGTGGGTTCACGACCCACAATGACGTTATTCAGTTTAGGCAAATCAAGACCTGCATAGCCGCTTTCGATTGTGACGACTACAACAGGCTTGTCATCAGCTTTTTCTGCAAGTGCAACACCTTCTGCAAGAGATTCAATTTTTTTCCCATCAAACTCTTTTGCATAAAAATCGTCAGTGTACGATACTGAAGTATTCAACAGCATACGGAAACCATTGAGTTTACAGAAACCATATACCTTGTAGATAGCTTCGTCAAAGTCTGCGCCGTTTGAAGCACCACGGCGTGCAAGTCGAACCAATGCCGCCGGATATTTAGGAGAGAACTCTTTAGCTTCATTCCATGTTTCAGGTTTGATAGCCGACATAACAGATGCAATTTTGTCGCATTGTTCCTTAAAATACTTCAGACCCAGATCAACTGTATCCTCACTATCAATGTAGGGAATAACATCATAAAAAGGAGTGGTCAATACGTCACGTGGCATGGGCTTGAGATAGATGTTGTTTGTCTTACCCAAATCAGTGTTTTCACGTTGACTGTTAGTGGGAGTTGCAGACAAGAACAATACCGCAGTATGAGTCAGTGACCTGAGTTTGTCCAGAGTGTGTGCCTCAAATTTGTTATTAGTTACACCTTTGTCAGCCTTAGTATCTTCTTTGCTGATAGTACCAAACATGATGTGTGCCTCGTCAATGATGGCAAGGTCGATAACACCACTTTGTGTTAGAAGGTCAAAATTTCGATTAAAATATTGTGCTGTCAAAAACAACACAATAACATCACCGTCGAGGTTGCGAGGGTTGTTACCCTTCTTAATATCATTCTTAGCTTGGACAAGGTCGTCATCACTGTAAACACGCACGACTGCACCATTTACTGTTTTGTTGTTCAATACAGCCTTAGCTTTGCCAAAAGACTGTTCCACAACCTCAGCACGGGGTGCAGAAAAAAGAATAACACGCTTGCCTGCAGGATAGAAAGTCTTAATGAATTCTGGGATCAAGACTTTCAAGGAAACAGTAGTTTTACCTGAACCAGTGAATGCGTTCAGGACCATTCGGCGCTGGTCCTTACCTTTGTAAAATTTATCGAGTTGATTGATTACTTGAGTTACCAGATACTTTTGCTGATTTTGCGTGATAGCAATGTCGCAAACGTAGGGATTGTAAGTGTTGCGCTGAAACATAGAACGTTTCCTAACTTAGTTAAAGAACTTCTATTATAACGCGAAACATGTATTTTGTCAACCTCTAAAAGTAATACTTTAGCTTACTTCTGTACGACCATTACCAATGTCTCTAGACCTGATATTACGCAAATCTCTGTTTTCAGGATCAGCTTGTTGTTGCTCAAAAAGTTCTAAGGCCACGTTGCGACATGTATACTGAAACCAGCGTTCTACGATGATTTGATCCGTGTCATCTGGTCTTTGCTTGTATCCTGACTTGATTAAATTTAACACAAACTTATCATTCCAGTCCAATTCAAACGCACCATCATTGACGTTATTAGGATCTAATTCAATCTTTGTGATTGCGATGTATGGCTCACCTGCCGCTGTAGCCTTCTCTTTTTCAGACAAGCCATCCTGAGCCTTAGGTTGTCGAGGTTTGCGTGGCTTTTTTACCTTAGGCATCTCAGGTGTTTTCTTTGGTTCAGGTAAACCACGATCCTCTGGTAACGGATCTTTATTCTTGCCAAATAGTTTATCAAATAGTCCCATAATATTTCTCGTAGAGTTTATGCGAGGCAAGATTCTTAGCCTTAGACTCGCACATGATATCGAATTTATCATGGAAAGTCATAGCCCAATTATTTACTGCATTATTCCAGTAATAGTCACTGTGGGCACGTAGCTTTTGTTTGTTCTTGCCTTCAGTAATTAGTAGGTCGCGGTTAGGGAGAGTATCAACACAATGACCAACAAGGCAATCTTCACGTGACACACTATAATGTAGAGTAGGGCGATTGCCGCGCCAACTGTCAATAACCCGCTGAACCCGCTCGTCGGTGACAGCCAGGTATTCTCCCTCTCGCACCCAATGATGATGAATGTCCAAAACAATTGGAACAAGATCAGATATAGTAAGGCAATCGTCAAGCCCATAACTCATTTCTTCGTTTTCGATTGTGAGGGTGTTTCGTGCTTCGGGGCTGAGTCTTTGGTAGGCAAGTCGGATACCTTCGGGACCTTGGCGACCCGAGATATGGACGTTGATTTTAATGTCCTGAAATTGCTTACCATACCCCATCCAGCGGGCCAT